TCCATTTCGTTCAGTCCGATTTCCGTCACGTTTGTAGCCTGTGAAAAAGAAAACCCTTCTAGTACAGGTATTTTCCACACAACCGACCCGATTTCAACGTGCATTTCCGAGTCGCGGCTAAAATATAATTGTTGAGCCATTATTATCTCCTAAATTTCTTGAAAAGGTTGGAATTGAACGTCTGTTCCTGTCAACCGTTTCTAGTATCGAACCTCAGCTACCATTTCTGCAACACCCATAGGCTCTAATACACCTTCATCAGTATCTATACTGAGGACTGTGATTTGTTGTATGCCCTGAGACACACCCAATTTATCAGTATATGTCATACCAGAATTATCTTCTAATACTGTTTCTACATCCTCTAATAGAGCATCTAGAGCATTTACTGCATCTTCTTCATTTACATAACATCGTAAAGTAATGGTTAAAAATCTATTCTTTACTCCACCTGTTAAATATTCTCTTGTTTCCCCCCCAGCATTTATATGTACTGCAGGAAATTCGTCAACTTCGTCCCAAAACTTTAGTCTAGGGCTTATATTATTTGATAAGTCAGTATGATATTGTCCTGACCCATCAATAGCGTTTAATTTTTCTACTATAGCATCTACAATCCCCTGCCTGCGAGTAGTATATGTTCTAGTTGCCATTACATTACCCTTCTAGTATAAAATCTTCCCATTGCAAATTTAGCAGCTATGGCCCTTAGTGACTGGTCTATCAGTGTTCTAGGATCGTAGTCATTACTACCTTGCTCTCCTCCAGGCTCAAAAGTCTGGTAAGGGTTTGTTTGATAAGTGTACCCTATTGAAGGAAACCCTTGAGGAGTACTAATTATATCTGTAACTTCTGTAGACGCTGCTAGTGTTCCTGTTTGAGACTCTAATCTGGGTCTTCCCATATTTCCTTCTACTACTGAGGGTAATTCTTTGTTTATTAAACCTATCATAGCTAGGGGCTGAAAAGATGCCGCGCTTTTAGTACTTGCGATAGATGTCTTTAACCTTTTAAGAGGGGCTTTTCTATAAAGTGGTCCCCTTATAATTTTTGCCTTTTGTTTGCGTTCTTTGCCTTTTACGGGTGCACCCTTTGAGCTCTTTCGTCGCTTATATTTAACTTTAGTTTTAAGCCTTTTAGTTGTTTTATTAGGTTTTAAACCTTCTGCCCAGGCTGCTACGGCTGTCTTCTCTACCATATCAAAAAAGCTATCTGATCCTTCCGCGTGTACCCACTCACCTGCTTTTTTAAGTTTAGACATTCCTCTAAACAAGGCGGCATTCAATCCTGCGACTTCTCCTTTAGACATTGAAGCTTTATTTATTCTTGAAGACTCTAGAGTAGCCGTTACGTTTTTTTCGAGTTCCCCTGAAAAAGTTAAATCAGTTTCAAATACCCATTGTGCTATACCTTTCAAACGATCTAATGCAGAATTTCGGGCGGTCTCTGCCTGTGGAGTTGTAGCTTTCCAATTATCTAAAAACTGCTTTGCGGCTAGAGTTCTTAGAGTTCCAACTTCGGAACCCTCCATATGTCCTACATCAATAAAAGGATCATTAGAGCCCGATGCTTTTGTCTTACCTGATGCATCTTTTATATATTCTTTTCGTCTTATCTGGTTGCTCTGAGTTTTGCCTTTCCCACTTTTTTCGTTCGCATGGCCTTTTACACCTCTATTACTGTACTTTTTACTCCACGTATTGATCTGTGTTATTAGTTGTTTCTGCGCCGTTGCTTTAAACTCTTTAAACTTCTTAAATACATTACCACCTTTTGTTTTAGAAGTTATAGTTACTGTAAAATAGAAAGAGTTAGTTCCTACAATATCATAGCTAAATGTTGAGCCCTCTTTCTTATCCTCTGCTTGCATTAAAGCAAATAACTTTTTATGTAATGCGCCACATCCCTTATTAATTGTTCTATCTAAAGACTGTAATCCTGCTGGAGTAAGTGCGCTCTTAAAAAATTCTATATCATTGTAGCCTTCTCTTCGAGCCATTTCTTCCCAAGTCTGATTTATTGTTGCAGATTGGATAAGGCTAATTGCATGAACTTTTTTATCTGAGTAAAATAATCTAAAGTCTCCCGCCGAGTCTTTCAAATACTCGTAAAGGTCTTTATCTAACTGTTGCATTGCTGCAGTAGACATTAGAAGTTCTTATAAAGGTCTAAGACCCGCTTAATATGATCTGGAAAATCCACATTATCACTCATTGATGAAGTACCTCTATTTTGGACACTTGCACCTTGCATAGTTCGTCTTTCTTTATATTCGTCTTTTAAGTAATAAGTTATAAGATCCGCAACCGCTAGTTGCAAATCTTTGGGAGTAGTCTCGTACCCTGCTGTATATACAATCTTAACGGCACCAGGCCCTCTAGGCCAGTTCTTGTAGTTAGTGCCAGATGTAGTACGAATTACACTATCTGTATCGCTATCTAAATAATATTCTGTATTAGCTGTAGTAAGGGTCTTATATGTGCTAGAATAACCTTCTCGCTCTTGTACAGAAACAATGGTATTAACAGGGCTTTCAGTTAATTGGACTAGATAAGTATCCCAATTGATATTGAAAGTTTCTGTTTTATTCGCGGAGTAATAATCTGTAATATTATTACCACAATAGGTTTTTACTAATGGACTCACAGAATCTATAAGCGCATCTATACGTCCGTCCTCCTTCACACTCTGTGAAAGATTTTTTAACGCTTTATATTCGTCTCTTGTTATTAAGTCTGCCATAAGTCAATTAGTAAAAACCTGGGGAGAGCCGAAGCCCTCCCCACGAGTTAATATTTAATACACCAAATTACGTTGCGGCGTATCTTACTGCAACTGCTGGCTCATCTGCGCCTGCGCCTGCAACTAGCTCTTCAAATCCTCTGGATTGTGAAGCTACAACTGCAGTACGTTGACCTGCTACTTCGTAGTCAGTCTCAATACCTACAGACTTCAGTCGAGGCATCAAGTAGTTATGTACGTTAACTGCACAAGCTGCTGTGCTGTTAGCTGTACGAGCGATTTGATCACTCACAACTACAGGAGATCCATAGATAGATCCGACCTGACCAACTACCTTCATAGCGATATCACTGCCAACTTCAGATATATCTGAGAAGGCTGCGTCTGCGATAAGGTTGAAATACTCTTCAACATTAACAACGTATGCTACGTCATTAGGATTGACTCCGTATTTACCCATCTCAGAACGAGCTGCTAGCAAGTTTGCACCAGTAAGTGCACCTGAACCGTCAAGAGCTAGAGCAGTTCCGCCCCAAGTATCGGCTAGTTCAGTACCTGCGTAATCAGTACCAGCTCCACCAACTAGACCTGCTTGATTAGCAGTACCCAGTAGAATAGAAGCATCGATAGCGCGAGCATGAGCTCGTGCAAGTGCTGATAGAATCCAAGGAAGGACGTTAACAACAATTTGCTCATCTGTATCATTGGCAATGAATGTACCAGAGATCAAACGATAAGCATTAAGTGTTACACGATTGATGTGATAGTTATTATCGCTCGCACCTTTCTCTTCCAAGAGATTCGCAGTAGTTTCTAGACCAGTAGCGTTCCAGTTTGCATTCTCAGTATCTGGAATGACTGGTAGCACTGTAGCACCTGACACGACGGCCATCTCTTTGAAAAGGTTAGCAACCTTTTGCTCAAGTCGTACTTCTTCTTCGAAAGTAGAAGATACGCTTGCGTCCAGGCCGATACCAGTTGAGGCGTCATAGGTAACGCCTGCTTTTTGCATGATACCTTGGGCATAGTCAGTATTCCAACCTTTACCAGTAATCTTTCCTAGAACTGAAGCATAGAGAAACTCTTTGCCCCACTTAGAAATGTTACCGTCGCCACGGTCTGCAAAAACTCGCTTAGACTCTTGTAGGCGGGAAATTTCTTCCTTCTTCTCTTCAAGATCTGATTTGTAAGTTTTGAGAACTTCTTCGATCTCAACATCTTTCGCTGCTAGTTTTGCCTCAACATCTTTGACAAGTCTCTCAGCTCCAGTTTCAACCCCTACTCTAATAGCAGTTTTAACTGTCTCTTCTTGCTTTACTTTTTCTGCAGTCGCTGCTTCAACCTTTTCGGCTTCAACTTTTTCTACAGCTTTTTGCTCGGCTTGCTTCATTGCTATATTAGTAGCAGTTTGTTCTGCTACCTGTTTAGCAAAAGCTTCCAAGTCGATTGCGGGAGTATTAGCTTCCGACATTACGATCTCCTCTTGCACGGATTGCTCCGTCTTTACCGGTGTATTACTAGCTATGCTGGATGATCTCTCATCTTCTTTAGCCAGAGACTGACCGGCTAGATCTACACGATTTGTGAAAGTTTTCTTGAAATCTTCATACTCTGTAATAGAGTTAAAAGACTTCGCTAAAGAAAAGGTAGCTGCCTGATTGCAGGGCACGGAAACAACCGAGACCTCAAACAATTCAGCATCCTTTATCATAAGTCCGTCAGTTTCCTCGATATAATCAGCGTCCTTGACTCGGAAACCAACAGAAAATGCTCCAAGAACCCCATCCTTAACTAAGTCACACACACCGTTAGGGGCGGACTTACTAATTTTTGCTTCTAATTCCAGACCTTTGTCTGTAACCTTAATTCCTGTGGCGCGACCGATTGGTTGGTCGTAGTTATGATTAAAAAGAATAATAGGATTATTCTTGAAATTAGCCAAACCACCTTTACCCCAAGCGTCTGCATTGATGCTATCTCCAGCTCTATCGAAGTCTGCAGTACTTGCCATGCCGCGTATTTTTACACTACCATCATCCTGCTCTTGAGATTTAAAGGTAGAGGTTAAATTAAAAATTTTATTCATTCGTTTCATTCCGTCCAGTAGTAAGTTTTATGCTGCTCATACTAGGCTTGGGAGGTTTAGGAATTTTTGATTTAGGGAAAACGGGCTTATCTCCAAACAAGTTTCCTTTATCCTTATTTCCAATATCTTTTTGAATATTTGGGTACTCAGAATTTATATACTTAAACAGCATACTCCACCCACCCATAACTTTCTTTATCTCTTTAATTGAATAAGGAATATCAGACTGTCTACTATACTCTACAGAAGATTCAAATACTTTCCCCTTCTTAATGTAATAGTCAGACAAAGTTGCTAACATTTTTTTCTTTTGTATACTACTCATCGTTTGCTGCCTCTACAGGAGGTGCGGAAGCTTCTTCTTCCTGTGCTGGTCTACCACCTTCATCTGGATTTGATGCGCTTCCTGCAATGTTTGCTGGAACTCGCAACTCGTCATTACCTTCAATAGGTTCATAACCTATTGCGTCTCTTGCCTCATTCGGTGTAATAATTCCACCATTTACTAGAGAAGCATAATATGCAGATTGATCTCTCAATTCTGGCTGTAACGCTGGAATGTTCGTTACATCTTCTTCTAGTTGAAATCCGAAAAATCTTTCATATGCAAAGTTTATCTTTCGTACTATAGGTAATATAGTCTCTAAGTAATACAACCTCATGTTAGGTCGTATGTTTGCATTATTTCCTGAGTCTAATAGTAGTGGGGGCACTCCAAGAGACTTAAGTATGATTCTCTCATTCTCTGTTATAGAACCTTGAAAATCTAATTCTTTAAAGTTTACATTTGAGATCGAATCTACTTCGAGACCGCCATCTAGGATTAAAGGTCTTCGACCTCCTGCGTCAGGACGGTATCTAGTACTCCAAGACTGAAGCATTCTCTCTTTAATCTTCTCTGACAAAGTATTAGGGCTTTTTAGCACCAAGCCAGGGACTGCCCCATTTTTGAAAAAGTTATCTTGAAACTTTCTCATACTTGTCATCAATTGCATTGTACGCAATGCAGGGCTTAATCTAGGCACCCCTCGATATATAGAAAAGAACGAATTCTCTTTAATATGAATAATTTCTGACGGCTTATATACAAGGTCTCTTTGAAACGTGTAACTTTCTATATAAGTAGATTCACTTGCATTAATCGTCATCTTGTCCGATGGAAGATGATATAAGTGAACGCCATCATAGTAGACAAAAATATTGCCATCTAGTATAAAATCTATAACCAAGTTTCTGCGGAATGTGTTTATGTCTTGAAACGGATTCGGCTCTTGGTTTATTAAAAGGTCAACTTTCGCTCTTTTAATGTTTTTAACAATACTCCTACCTTTAATAGCAGTACCGACTTTTGTTCTGATCTCAGCCGTGTCATCAACTATCATATTGACGCCACGATTTACTATCTCTAATTCTTCGTAAGCTCTCTTGTATTGAGTAATAGGCTCACGGCTACTAGTAGTTTTATGTTCGTAAAACTCCTGAGCGGGATTCAGTTTCTCTTCTACATCCCTTCCTAATAATCTATCATACCAAGCCATGTTTATTTCTCTGTATTTCTACCCAGTTCTTCTGCTTCTTAGCGGTTGCCAGTGAAGGGTCTTTGCCGTATATAGAATGAAGCTTTAAATGGTGCGCATGGCATAGCGTAGTTGTATGTTCGTAGAGTTCTGCCGAGTGCTCTTGTATAAACTCATCCCTAAAGTCTAAAACATCTTCAGGCTTCTTTTTATGTGTTTTAACCCATTTATATAGTAAAGGACTCAGACTATAAAAATGGTGAAAGTCTAAGTTAGACATTTCACCACAAATGTAACATTCAGTACCTTTTTTATACTTTGATTTCGCTCTATCTCTGATATATTTCACCAGATCTCTTTTTAGCTCTATCATTACTTTATTACCAAATTATATCGAAGTTGAGGATTTAAGTCAAATACTTTTTTTGTCATGTGACTCTAAAACCCGCTAGATACAGTTTCGAAAGAATATATCCCATATCTCAAAGCGTCTGCCATATGCGAAGCAAAATTATGTTTAGGCTTCTCTCGCACCAGATTAGGATTTGGATCCCACTGATACTGATCTAGACATCTTAAGGTATGTTCACATCTCTGGTCCACAATTAAATTACTATTATCAATAATGGAAGCGATATGTCCAATTCCATCGGTCAAAGATTTTTTTGCGTTTATAGTTGATATGTCAAAATTTTGTGCGAAGTCGAAGCGAGTCTGTTGCGCTGCAGAGTCTATATAAATGTAGTCTATATCCCACTTCTTTATTAGCTTCTGTATCTCAGCAGCGTGCTTGTCAGTAGTACGCTCGGCATCCAGGTATTCGTCAAAAACATAAAATTTTTCAGAATCCCAATCATACCCTAATACGCAAAATGCAGTTGGATCTCTATAACCTACGTCCATCCCCGCTATCATATCCATCTTGGACGTATCCATACTTCTTAAGTCTGCGGTACTAGTCTCTGCATTGAATTTCCAAATCTGACCTTCGTAAGTATTAAAGTCAGCTTCGTACTCTTGTCTAAATTCTGCATCGCTCATTGTATTTCTAGCTTCATCAATGTCTGATTGACTCATACGAGGATTATCATGGTATGTAGCTTTAATAGATGCCCATTCTGGGAATTGATCGTTATAACCGCGATCATAGAATTCTGCGAACCAATTACTCTTACCACGAGGAGTAGACACGAAAATTGCTTTAGAGTTAGACTTATCTAGTGTAGGGCGTAGTGCTACGTTGAAAGCATCACGTCCGTCTCCAGATAGCGCCGCTTCGTCAAATATGATTAAGTCATATGATCGACCAACCGTAGAGTCCACCTGGTTTATAGATCCCATACGAACTGTCGAGCCATTACTTAACTCAATAATTTTATCTTTCGCGTTATCTCGCTTAACTTCCAAATCAAAGTGCTTGATAAGGTTTCTCTGCAAGTCAAAGGAGATTTGGGATAGTGCATAGTTGGGGGAGATGATAAGGATGTTAGAGTTCGGAACTAGTGATACTAGCTGACCGATTATGTTGGCTATGTATGTCTTGCCTTGGCGTCGAGATAGGGCAGCACATATAAACCTATACTTAGGATTATTTATCGCATTAATGATAGCGATCTGAGAAGCTAGAGGTGCTATACCTAACATCTCCAGGTAAGGAGACACAGGTAGTTTCAGAAACCGAGTTTCAGGGTTTAAGTCTAATATTTCATCGGAGGTTATATCTTTCCGACTAACTTGTATCGCCATTTATTAATAACACCTAACATTGTATTTAAATTGATCTGCGGTTCGTATAGAACGATAAGGAGCCCCTATACACGTAGGCACAGGCTCATTAACACTAACTTTGATTTCTGGCATCGCCGCGCAGCTAACTAGTAACAGTGCTACTTGGGCGATCCAGAATTTGAGTATAAACCGAACCATGCTGCCCCCGCTCCGACTATAACTGATATTAATCCAGCTTGCTCCATGGTAGGGGCTTCTAAAGCCATAAACCAAGTTGCGCTCATATATAATAGATAAATGTAGGTAGAGATGAAAACTCTAGGAAATATTCTCCAGCTATCAATAGCGGAAGCAAGTGCTTTAACACCTGCATACTTAACCGGGGCCTCTGCGGGTGCAGGACCTTCTGAAGCAGCGTCCTCCAACTCATCTATCTTTCTCAACATTGCTTGGTACTTGTCCAAGTCTACTTGTACTTCATTTCTTGTTGTATCATTCATAAAGACTGCTCCATTTTTCTAGTTTGGCTTTTTTAACTGCAATGCGCTCTTTTACTTCTTCAAACGTCATTATATCGTGTACTTGCATTAAATTTATTAAACATTGTACATCACCAACTTCTTCAATAAGGGCAGCTACTTTATGGGGCTCTAACCCATGCCTTACTATCTTCATACAGGCTTGAGTTAGTTCTCCACATTCCTCTGCTGTTAATATCATTAGCTCCGTAAGTTTTCGATCTAGCTTATCCATCTTTTTACCACTTTACCTTCTTAGGCTTCTTCTTAGGCTTCTTACCATATCCTCTACCTTTTGGCATATATTATCTCCT